TCTACATCGCAGCCGCACTCGCCACAGGCAAAGAGATATTCGCCGAACCCAAACCACCAACCAGCGTCCTCTACATGGACTACGAGATGAGCCAAGCCGTACTCTACGAACGACTCACCGCAATGGGATACGGCAAAGACACAGACCTCACACGACTCCACTACGCATCACTCCCACCAATCGGATCACTCGACAAACCAGAAGGCGCAAAACAAATCTGCGACCTAGCACGAGCCTGCCAAGCCGAACTGGTAATCATTGACACCTTCGCACGAGCAGTCGAAGGCGCAGAGAACGACGCAGACACCGTCCGCAACTTCTACCGCTGGACAGCCATGAACCTCAAACAAGAAGGCCGATCACTTATGCGCATAGACCACGCAGGCAAAGACCTCAAGAAAGGCGCACGAGGCACCAGCGCAAAGAACGACGATGTCGACCTCGTATGGCAGATGACCAAAGTAGACGGACGCCTAGTCCTAATCCGACAGAAACACCGGCACACCTGGATACCCGAACGAATCAACCTCATCATCCACGACCAACACAAAATGTTCACACAAGACATCCAAGGCGGCGAACGACTAACCCAAGCCTTGAAGATGCTAGAAGAACTCAACATCGACCCAACCATCAGCCTCGATGCCATGTGGGCAGAAGTCAAAGAACGCGCCGAAACCATCTACCATGTCGTCCGCAAAACAGCCCGACAAGCCCACACACAACGCCGAGAACAGATGCATGACCCGCTCTTTGAACAGTTCTAAACCGCACGGCGTGACACGGCGTGAAACACATCCTTACGCCGTCACGCCGACCATGCACGGCGTGACCACGGCGTACGCCGTTTTCGCCGTAAAACCCATATATTCATTGAGTACGATAGACGGCGTGAAACACGGCGTGAAACACAATTTGTCACATACGCCGTCACGCGCCAAGTATTACTTGGCGTGACGGCGTGACCATGCCTGGCGCACCACTATGACCATCTCTAGACCATGTCTCAACTGCGGCAAACTCACCACCAACCCACGCCGATGCCCAGACTGCCAGACCACATACAACCGACTCCATCCCAAGCCAAAGCGACCTCACTACTCAGGCAACTACCAAGCACGAGCCAAGGCCGTGCGTGAGTCCGCTCAGTATTGTTGGATCTGTCTCGAAGGCGCACGAGCCGACGACCCGTGGACCGCTGACCACATCATTCCAGGCGATTCAGATTCGCCACTTCTTCCTGCGCATCGGTCGTGCAACTCGCGACGCGGCGACGCAAAGTAGGCGGGTGTAGAGATGGAGGGTGGGTTCAAAGTTTTTGAGGTAGGGCGCACATGACCCATGCCGTTGGCGGATTTCTGCGTGGTCGGTGGACGGGTCACGGCTACCATTGGTGGCATGGCCACCAAATCAACTGGAGTCGGTCGCGGATCATCCGCAACTCCGATCGAACGCAAGCGGTTGAAAGGCTCACGCATCCGCAACGGTTTGGCCGCATCGCCTATGCCGGAGACCGCGCTTGCGTTGGTCGACATGTCGGTTGTGCCGGTCGCACCGAAGGGTTTGGGCAAAGTTGGCACCGAGTATTGGACGGTGTTGTGGACTGGTGGTCGGCGTCATCTGTCCGAGTTGCACGATGGTCCGTTGATGGGTCGGTTGTGTCGGAACTATCAGAAGATCTACGATCTGGAACTTTGGTTGGGCGACGATGTGACGACGCGCTGGTACACAAGTCCGAACGGTCAGATTGTGACTCATCCAGCGGTGAAACAGATCGAGCAGATGGATGCGCAATGCACGGCTTGGTTGTCGATGCTCGGGTTCTCGCCGAGCGATCGTGCCAGGTTGGGTTTGGCCGAGATAAGGGTGGCAAATGAACTCGACGCCTATCGCCAAAGGAAGTCCAATTTGGTCGACGCCGAAGTCGTACAGCAAGTCTGATGGTCAGTCGGTTGTCGACTTCGCGGCAACCTTCATGCATGTCAGTAAAGGTGTGCGGTCTGGTCAGCCGTTAATTCTTACCAGTTGGCAGGTCGCACTTCTTGACGCACTCTATGAGCGTCGTGATGATGGTCTGCTGAGGTACCGTCGCAGTCTGATTGGTCTCGGCCGTAAGAACGGCAAGTCGCTTCTCGGTTCGGTGATTGCGCTCTATGGTTTGATTGAGGGTGAGCCTGGTGCCGAGGTTTATTCGGCTGCAGGTGACAGACAGCAGGCACGAGTTGTGTTCAATGAGGCGAAGTGGCAGATCAGTCAGTCGCCTGCGTTGTCGGGTGTGTGCAAGGTGTATCGCGATGTCGTTGAGGTTCCTTCGACCGGTGCGATCTATCGTGTGCTTTCGAGCGACGCGAAACTTCAGCAGGGTTTGAATCCTTCGACGGTTGTGTTTGATGAGTTGCATGTGCAGCCGAACTCGGATCTGTGGGATGCGTTGACGCTTGGTTCGGGTGCGCGTAAAGATCCGAACATAGTTGCAATCACGACCGCTGGGTATGACTTGGATACTGTGTGCGGTTCTCTGTACAACTATGGCAAGCGTGTCATCTCAGGCGATCAGGTTGATGAGCGGTTCGGGTTTTGGTGGTGGGAAGCACCAGCCGACTGCGATATCGCGGATCGTGATGCTTGGAATGTCGCGAATCCGAACTTGGCTGAAGGTCTTCTTGACATCGAGGATATGGAGATCTCGATGAATCAAACTGCCGAAGTCGCGTTCCGCAGATATCGGCTGAATCAGTGGGTGCGCACCGATGGCGAGTCGTGGTTGCCGAAGGGTGCTTGGGAGTTGTGTCGAAGCGAAGATGAACTTGATCCGAACCTGCCTGTGTTCGTCGGTATCGACATGGCGTTGAAGCATGACTCGATTGCGGTTGTGGTCGCTCAACCGTTGGAGTCTGGTCGCATCGTTACTCGTGCGAAGATCTGGCATCCTGATGGCGGTGTGATGGATGTGGCCGCAGTCGAGCAACACATCCGTGAACTTGGTCGCGAGTTCACGGTGCAAGAGTTCGCCTACGACCCGGCGTTCTTCCAACGCTCAGCCGAAGCGATGTCCGATGAAGGGTTCATCATGGTCGAGTTCAGCCAGTCGACTGCGCGCATGGTGCCTGCTTGCGGAACTCTTTACGAGATGATCGTGAACCAGAAGATCGCACACAACGGTGACCCAGTGTTCGCCGATCAGGTGTTGTCGGCTGCGCAACGCTCAACCGATATGGGTTGGCGACTGTCGAAAGGTAAATCGAAACGGAAAATTGACGCGGCAATCGCCTTGGCGATGGCGGTTGATCGAGCGACAAGACGAGCCGAAACTGTTCAGCAGCCTGGGTTCTTCGTAGTTTAGACGGCTAGAATTTAGTAATGGCTGTTGTCACCCAAATATGTGTGGGATGCGGAGACCAGTTTGCTTTTGTTGTCAAACGCGGTCATCGTCGGCAATTCTGCACAAAAGAATGCCACTCAAATAGCGATCAAAATAAAGCAGTAAAGAGAAAATATCAATTATCTGATAAACGCAAAGCATCAAATAGAAAACTTCAAAAGACAGAGAAGCGCAAAATATCACAAAAAAGATATCGCCAAGGTAATACAGGCAAAGCTACTTATTTAAAGTTAAATCAACGGCGTCGCGCTTTAGGGCGTCGTGCATTCATTGAAGATGTCGATGTTCGTGTATTGCTTGATTTGCAAGGCAATGCATGTTTTCTATGTCATGAGCCAATTTCTCTAGATTCAAAATGGCCAGATCCGATGAGCGTGAGTCTTGACCATATTTTGCCCTTGGCAAAGAACGGGAAGCACTCGTATGAGAACTGTGCAGCAACCCATCTTCGTTGTAATCTGATTAAGGGTATAAAGTCTGTCAACGACATTTTGCCGTTGCTTCGTTGAGTTTAGGAGTGAAAATGATGATTCTTATTCTTGAGATGTTTGCGGTGTTCTTGATTGCGCTCGGCATATTTTACATTGCACTACCACTTGGGCTAATCTTTGTGGGCGTTTCTCTGCTTGCCTTCACCTTGGCTTGGGAGCGGTCAAAGAAAGTGGATAACCGATAATGCTGTCAAGACTGTTCAACTCGAGAGGCGAAGAGAGAGCCGTCTCGTTCCAGTCTTTGTTCGCGGCAGGTGACGCATTCCAGTTCACGACGAACGCAGGCACCATTGTCACGCAAGAAGATTCGCTCAAGATCGGAACCGTGTATGCGTGTGTTCGTTTGATCTCGGACTCTATCTCAACTCTGCCGGTCGATGTGTTCATCCGTGTTGACGGTGATCGCCGACCGTTCCGACCGCGACCAGATTGGATTGATCAGCCAGAGATCGGCGTGTCACGCACCGATCACTTCCAACAAGTTCTTGTTTCAATGTTGTTGAACGGTAACTCGTTCACGCGCATCATCCGCGACGCGCAAGGCATCGCAGGTTTGGCTGTGTTGAACCCGTTGAAAGTTGAAGTCAAGCGCGACGAGGCTCGCCGCTTGATCTATGTGTTTGACAATCAGTACATCATTCAGCATGAAGACATGATTCATCTGTCCGAGTTGCGTTTGCCTGGCGATCTTCGTGGCCGTTCACGCATCGAACTAATCAAAGAAAACCTCGGACTATCGAAGGCTCTTGAAGAGTTTGCCGCACGATTCTTCGGTCAAGGTTCGCACACCTCAGGCATCATAGAGTTCCCAGGTAATCTGACACGCGAACAAGCCAAGAGTTTGGTGGACGGATTCGAAGAAGGTCATAAAGGTTTGCGACGCTCACACCGACCAGGCATCTTGTTTGGCGGCGCAAAGTACACGACAACTTCGGTCGCACCGGACGATTCACAGTTCTTGCAATCACGACAGTTCGCAGTCGAAGAGATTCTTCGCGCGTTCCGTGTACCGCCATCAATGGCAGGTGTGATCCAGTCAGGTGCGCAAGCGTATGCTTCGGTTGAAATGAACGGCATCCACTTCGTGATGCACACGCTTCGCCCGTATGTCACGAAGATTGAAGATGGATATTCGCGCCAACTCTTGACCAACGGCGCGTTCATGAAGTTCAACCTTGACGGTTTGATGCGCGGCGACTTCAGTTCGCGTGTCTCAGGATATTCATCAGGTCTGCAAGCAGGTTGGCTGTCGATCAACGATGTGCGACGCTTTGAAGATCTCCGACCAGCTGACGGTGGCGACACCTACCGTGTACCTCTCGCCAATGTTGACTTGGGTGCGGCTGGACTCACAGAACTTGATCGCAAGACCGCTATCGCTCAGCGTCTAATCAACTCAGGTTTCGAACCTGCCGCAGTGTTGAAAGCAATCGACATTGATCCGATCGCGCACACAGGTGTCGCACCAACCATGTTGCAACCTGTCGCCGAACCAGCACCAACTTACGATGTGAACCAACGTGATGTGAATGTGACGATGCCTGAGGTTGTGGTGAATGTTCCGCCGGCGAATGTGAGTGTCGCTGCACCTGTGATCAATGTTCCTGAAACTGTGGTGCGTGTGAATGTGCCTGAGAACAAGCCGACTGTGCGAACTGTTGAGCGTGACGCTGACGGTAGAATCTTGACAATCACCGAAAGGGTTGAGGAATAATGGCACACGGTCTATCGGCTTATCTTTGCAACGCTTGGTTGGATGCGCTTGCGAACAATACTTCTTATGTGGTCGCACAGGTGTATATCAAACTTCACACTGGTGATCCTGGTGCGTTAGGTACCGCTAACCCTGCAACTGAGACAACTCGTAAGGCTGCGTCGTTTGGTGCGGCATCCGCTGGTGCGATCAGCTCGGACGCCGATATCAGTTGGACGAATATCGCAGGTTCACAAGACGCAACACACTTCACCGCTTGGGACAGCCTGACCGCTGGCAACTTCTTATTCTCCGGCTCGATCACCGCGAACCCGTACACGGCTGGTGACACCTACACAATCTCGTCAGGCAATCTGTCTGCATCTTTAACTGTCGCTAGTTAGTAGGCCGCGATGGCGGTCAAAAGATTCCTGCTCGACACGAGCCAACTGAACGACGCCACAACGGGTCTTGATGGTGGTCTTGCGTTCATACTTGACACATCGACGCTGGACAGTGACCGTGTTCTTGATGGTGGGGAGTTCTTAACAACTGCGACTGGCACAGCGACACTCGGCGCAATGTCGGCAACTGCATCTGCGACCGTCAAACATTCTGCGGTTCTAAATTCCACACTTGGCGCAATCTCGGCAACTGCATCTGCGACCGTTAAACATTCGGCGGTTCTCAGTTCAACGCTCGGCGCACTTGACGCATCAGCGACAACAAAAGTTTCAAAGACTGTTATTGCCACAGCCGACCTCGGCGCACTTGATGCCTCAGCGACAACAAAAGTTTCAAAGACTGTTATTGCCACAGCCGACCTCGGCGCACTCGACGCCTCAGCGACAACAAAGGTTGCCAAATCGGCGATCGCATCAGCCGACCTCGGCAGTCTTGTCGCAACCGCTGATGCAACCGACACACCGCCAGCACCCACACCAGAACCGACACCTGTCGGCGGAAGACAATACGCCGCACCGCGACGACCCAAGAAGATTCAACCGCTCCCAGTTGTCGAGATACCTGTCATCCAACCGAAACGACGATACGCGGTTTGCTCGGCGAGTCTTGGTGGGATGAACGCGCGAGCAGAATCCACCATCACATTCAGCATTCTTGACGATGACGCTGAAGTATTATTGTTGGTCTGATGCCTTACTTCATTACCGACAAGTCACCTGATTGTTCTGGTTGGGCAACCATCAAAGAAGATGGCGAAGTGATCGGCTGTCATGCGACAAAACAAGATGCGATCGATCAGATGGTTGCAGTATCTATCGCCGAAGACATGCAACCAGGTGGCGAGAGAAACACTGACGCCGAAGAAGTCGTGATCGTTGATATTGATGGAACGCTGATAGTCGGCGGTCAAGGTATCCAAAAAAATGTTGACTATGTCAACAAACTTTACGAGGATTATTACATCTACATCGTGACGGGTCGACCAGAATCGGATCAAGAACAAACATTGAAAGAACTTGCCGATGCTGGTGTCAGATTCGATGACATCGAGTTCAACGAAGACTTATCCGTATCAACAGCCGCATACAAGAAACAAAAGGCGCAAGAAATCTTGGATGAACATCCGATCAAGTTGGCGATCGACAATGATGCCGCTGCTCGTCGCGCATATTCGGATCTCGGTATTCCGACGATGGATCCGAAAACCATTGAAGCGATGAATATGCGCGCACCGGCACCACCGTCAGACCAGATCACAGGCAGCGACAAGAATCCTGCTGGGTCGGCGGCAGGTAAGCAAGGCGGGATAGAAATCAATGAAGCAACCGAGACGGCGTTGCGAAACAAAGCGACCGATCACAACGAAAAGATGGATGCAGAGAATCGTCCTGTGTGGACTCGTGTGACGCTCGGTGTGTTGAAGTCTGTGTATCGTCGTGGTGCTGGTGCGTATTCAACTTCGCATCGTCCTGGTATTGGTCGTGCGCAATGGGCGATGGCTCGAGTGAATGCGTTCATGTATTTGAGTCGTGTTGGTCGTCCAGAGAATCCTGCCTACATCACGGACAACGATCTGTTGCATGTTGATCATCCGAAGTATTCGGCGGCTGACCGTGCGCTACCAGACAACTATCGTCCAGCGTTGTCACCTGATGTTCCCGATGGTCGTGCTTGCGGGAACTGTTACTTCTACGACGAAACAAATGTCCAAGGAGAAGGAGACAACCTCAAGGCATATTGTGAGAAATGGGATGAGTATGTTGACGGCGGGTTCTATTGCAACGCATGGCAACCAGACGAAGACCCAGAAGAAATGGTTCGCCAGGTATCTCTTGAGATACCTGTCTACATTCGCAGCGCGGCAAGAAAAGGATTGGACTACTACGGTCAAGGTCTCGCGGGTGAAGGGCTGGTCGATAGAACCGTTCGTGAGGCACGAGACATGGCGAGAGGCGACATCACGGAAGACAAAGTGATCCGTGCTAACGCTTGGGCGCAACGCCATGCCGTGGATCTGGAAGCAGCAAAGAACTCAAACGCAAGCAACGACCAGTTCCCTGGTGCTGGTGCTGTCGCACACTATCTGTGGGGCATTAACCCGTTGAACCCGCAACCGGCACGAGACTGGTTCGAACGTAAAGCGAACGCAATCAAAGACGAACGAGGACTGTTCAACTTCCATCGCGCTAAGAGTGAATACTTTGCTAACATTCCTGGCATGGAAGACAACAAAGTCGAGATGCGTCGCGTTAATGTCAACGAGTTCGAATTGCGCGCAGGTCCGACAGGCGACGGCATGTCGTTCACAGGTTATGCAGCGGTCTTCAACTCAGACTCCGAACCGTTACCGTTCATTGAGCGAATCGCACCAGGTGCATTCCGCAAATCTTTGAAAGGTCGCAACACAATCAAGATGTACATGAACCACGACTCGTCGATGTTGCTTGCTTCGACAAGGTCAAAGACTTTGCGACTTGAAGAAGATTCAAAAGGTTTGCTCGTGAACGCCGATCTGCCAGACACAACCGTCGGCCGTGACCTGAGCGTACTGATGAAGCGAGGCGATGTTGACTCGATGTCGTTCGGGTTCTCTGTTCCTGCCGGTGGAGACAAATGGTCAGATGATGGCATGACCCGCGAACTACGCCAAGTTCGTCTACACGAGGTATCAGTCGTGACAGGCTTCCCTGCCTACAAAGCCACATCGGCTTCTGTTCGTTCTCTTGACATGCTCGCAGAGCGCACAGGTGTTGACGCAGACAAACTCGCCGAAGCGATCACAATACTTGAAGCCGGTGGCACATTGAGCGATGACGCAGCTGATCTTCTGTCCGAGACGGTCGGCAAACTTCGCGCCGAACCAGCCAAAGTTCCTCACACGGTGAACTTGTTGGCGAAAAAACTTGAACTGTTGAAAAACATATAGACCATCGTCTATAGTTCAGTCTGTCGGTAAGCGTCCCGCTACGGCTAGAGATTGGTCCGCGTCCCGCGCCATCGGAATACAACCTTCCTGCGCATAACCAATCAACAACTACTCATGGAGAAATCATGAAACAATTTATTGAACAGCAAATGGCTCAACGCGCAACAGCGTGGGAAGCCGCAAAGAAGATTCTTGATGTTGCAACCGCAGAAAAGCGTGACTTGACAGCAGAAGAGACACAGACATACGAGCGCATCAGCAAAGAACTTGATGAGCGCACAGCAACGATCGAAAAACTTCGTGCCGATGAGGCTCGTGAACTTCGTTTGGATGCAGCAACACGCGAGTTCGCAGATCAGGTTCGTCCTGTCGCTGACGCACCACGCGCAGAGCGCACTGACAACGATGTCATCCGATCGATGGCAAAAGGCGAGATCCGTTCTCACATGTTTGAGAAGCGCGATGTCGTAAAGACTTCGACTGGTTCACCAGTTCCAACATCGTTCTACGACCAAGTCATCATGCTTGCTCGTACGGTTGGTCCAATGCTCCAGACTTCGACAGTCTTGAACACAGCATCAGGCGAAAACCTTCAGATTCCATCACTTGCTCAGTACTCAACTGCGGCAATCGTTGGCGAAGGCACAGCAATCGCTGAGAGCGATCCGGTGTTCAATTCGTTCATCACTTTGGGTGCCTTCAAGTTTTCGTTCCTCGTGCAACTTTCGCGCGAGTTGGTCGAAGATGCAGGTGTTGACATCTTGCGCTTCTTGGCTGATCAGACAGGCAACGAACTCGGTGTGCGCGTCAACGCATCACTCACAACTGGTACAGGCACAAACCAACCAAAGGGCATCGTCGCGGCATCAAGCCTTGGCGTAACTGGCTCAACGGCAGTGTCGGGTGCTTTCACCGCAGACAACTTGATTGACTTGGTCTACTCGGTAGACACAGCCGGTCGTCGTTTGGCAGGTTCAGGCTTCCAGATGAATGCAGCCTCGATCGGCAAGATGCGCAAGCTCAAGGACACAGCAGGCAACTATGTGTTCCAACCAGCACTCAGCGCAGATGCACAAGATCTGCTCCTTGGATACCCAGTATTCGAGAACCCAGCAATGGCAGACACAGCCACAAGTGCGAAGTCGGTAATCTTCGGACACCTTCCTTCGTACTTCGTACGCAGCGTCGGTGGTATCAAGTTGGATCGAAGCGATGACTTCGCATTCAGCACTGATCTCATCACCTTCCGTGCAACAATGCGTGTCGATGGCAACTTGCCACAAACATCGCATGTCAAACACTTCGTCGGTGCATCAACCTGATAGTCAGGTAGTACCGAAAAAGACATAGCAGTCCGCAAGGACTGTGACTAGGATTAAGCCTCGGCAAGGTCGTGCAGGACTTGCCGAGGCTTTCCTGTCTCTGCACTAAACTTAGGAGGATCATGTGGCAAGTCGTAATCGTCAAGGGCGTACCAGTCGAGATACCAGGAGCATTGGCGGAGCGTTTGATCCGAGCGGGCGTAGCGCACTTGCCAGAGACATCCGACCTACCAATCCCGACCGACTCCGAATCCTCTGGTATAGCAACGCACCTTGGGCCGCAACCGGTTACGGTCAGCAAACCGCGCAAGTCATCCAAAGGCTCGCAAAAGAAGGCCACCAAGTAGCAGTCCATGCAATGTACGGACTCGCGGGTTCGTCATCAACTTGGAACGGATTCAAGATCTACCCACAAGGACTCGCCACATATTCCGACGATGTTGTCGTTGCACACACGATGGAATGGGCGAACCAAGATCTGACCACGCCATCATTGTTGATGACTTTGTTCGATGTGTGGGTGTTGAAGTCTGAGTCGTTGAAACAACTCAAAAACATTGCGTCTTGGGTTCCGATTGATCATCAGCCAACGCCACCAGATGTGTTGCGATTCTTGCAGCGCGACAATGTGAAACCGATCGCGATGTCAAAGTTTGGTTCACGGATGATGGACATCGCAGGTGTCGAGCATCTGTATGTTCCTCACGCCATCGAGCCAGTGTTTCAACCGACGAAGTCTGTGACTATCAACAACGGCAAACAGATGACTGGCCGAGAGTTCATGGGCTGGGAAGAAGACCGTTTCGTTGTCACGATGGTCGCAACGAACAAAGGTTCACAGCCTGCCCGCAAGGCGTGGGCCGAGAACATTCTTGCGTTCTCAATCTTTGCCAAAGACAAACCCGACGCGGTTCTTTATCTTTACACCGAACCTGATGGTGCGATGGCTGGAATCAACCTGCCAGTTCTGCTTGATGCTTGCGGTGTAGAAAAAGACCGATACAAAGTTGTCGACCAGTACGCCTATCGGCACGGTCTGCCACAACAGATGATGGCTGCGATGTATACCGCATCCGATGTGTTGCTTGCCTGCTCGATGGGTGAAGGGTTCGGCATACCAGTGATCGAAGCGCAAGCCTGCGGATGTCGAGTCATTGTCTCGAACTTTACTGCGCAACCTGAGCTGGTCGGTGACGGTTGGACGGTTGAAGGTCAGCCTTGGTGGGATGCGGCTCAGCAATCATGGTTCTTCACACCGAATGTGCCTGACATCGTGAAGTCCCTTGAGGCGGCTTATGACGCGCCTAGAGGCCGTTCTGAGGACGCGATCACCCATGCCCTAGGGTACGGAGCCGACACCGTATTTGAGCAGTATTGGAAGCCCGCAATGAAGGAGTTGTCCGCATGGTGCCGGTCGTAATCATCCCAGTCCTAAACCGATACGACCTACTCGAACGCTGCTTAGATTCACTCGACTTCCCAGTCGACAAGATCATCATCATCGACAACGGAGGCAAAATTGAAGAAGATTGTTTGGTGATGCCACGCCACAGCAGGCATGGCAAAACCTACATCTTGGATATGCCAAGCAATCTTGGTGTGGCGACATCTTGGAATCTTGGTATCAAGATGACACCGTTCGCATCAGGTTGGATTCTTCTCAATTCGGACGCCTGGTTCATGCCGAACAAACTTGAACAGTTCTGGGAGTTGTGTTACCCGAACGAGATACATCTGACAGGTTCACCAGAGTGGGCTTGCGCGTGGATCGGTTCGCAAGTTGTCAAAGAAGTCGGACTGTTCTGCGAAGCGTTCCATCCTGCATACTTCGAAGACAACGACTATGAGCGTCGCGCTGTGCGTCTCGGCAAAACAATCCGCAAATCACAAGACATCATCATGCACGACAACTCGTCAACACTTCTATCCGATGTCGCTTATCAGGCGAAGAACTCTGCGACATTCAACTCAAACCATGAACTGTTCAAGTTGCGTAATGCAAGACTTGACGCAGGTCAATGGGATCTGCAACGCCGACTAGATCTCAGTTGGGACTAATGAGAGTCTTCGACTGCATCCTGTTCAACCAAGAACACAACATGCTCGAATGCCGATTGCACGAGATCGGTGATGTGATCGACAAGATCATCATCGTCGAATCGACGACAACATTCATGGGTCAACCCAAACCGCACGGTCTGAACATCGACAGGTTCTACCAATGGCGAGACAAGATCCACTATGAAACATTTGAACCGAACCCGAACCAACTTGGCTGGGCGGCAGAACATGCACAACGCAACCATCTGTTCGTCGCACTACAACAATTCGCACCGGAACAACAAGACATCGTGACAGTCGCGGACTGCGACGAGATATGGGATCCAGGCGACATTGAAATTTTAAAACAAGGTTGGCATTGTTACATGATGAGGCGTTTAGTCATGTCGGCGTATTGGCGTTTGACCGATGAACATACGATGGTCGCAGGGCCGTGGGGTCAGCGAGCTGGTGGTGCGCAACACATTCGTTCCAATCGTGAACGCTTGCCGAATCTGCGGTCAGGTTGGCATGTGTCATGGATGGGTGGACCTGAATGGGCTGCGAACAAGATGCGATCGTTCTCTCATCAAGAACTTATGGTCGCAAATCCTGAAGAGTTCATGACCGAGAACTATCGGATCGGTCGCTCGATACGCGGTGAAACATTGTGGGAAGTTGAGATGGATGACAACTATCCTGCCTATATTCGTGAAGGTCTTGCACCTGAGTCTTGGTATCGCAGACGCGCATGATCACGGTGGTCGGGTTCGCGTGGGGTTCGGCGTACAAGGATGAGGTGCAAGGTTGGTGGGATTCGGTGCAAGCGTTAGATCCACCAGCGGATGACATCGTGATTGCATACCATCCCGACGATGACTGCGGCGTGAAGGATCTACCTTGTCGCCTGGTTGAGTGTCGGACGCGAACTTGTGATGCGATGTATCACGCTGCGATTGCCATAATCAAAGAAGGTTGGATTGCTGGTCTTGCCATGGATGACAGGTTTTACCCTGATGCGCTGTCCTGTATCCCAGACGGCAACGAGTTTGATGTGGTTGCAAACACTTTGCGGTTCATGTCGAGCGGAGGTATTAATCCATCGGCACCTGAACTCTTCGCGTCTGCACCGATGCGGAATCATGTTATGGGAACATCTTGGTTCACGAAAGATATCTTTGAGCGGGTTGGTGGCTATCCAGATGTCTATTGGTCTGACTGGGGTTTTTGGTGGAAGTGTTGGGTGCATGGTGCGCGCTGGTTCAAACCTGCTGGAGTGCAGGTGTTGGTGAACGACATCCGACCTAATCGGATCTCATCTGGTCAGAACATTGAAGCCGATATTGAGATGCGCAAGTTCATCGCCGAGTACACTCGACCTGACTCTGAAGTAGGATAAAGGAACTATGGCGATTACGAACGGCTATGCCACACGCAACCAGATTAAGGCTGCTCTTCGTATCGGCACGGCCGACACACAAGACGATGAACTAATAGACAACTGCGCCGGTGCAGCCAGTCGACTGATTGACGGTTATGCGAACCGACAGTTCTGGGCATATGGTTCAGCAACGACACGAGTGTTCACCGCAGGCGATGAATATGTGTGTGAGATTGACGACATCTCATCAACTGCGATCACACTCAAAACTTCGACACTCGCTGATGGCGTGTTCGATGTGACATGGACAGCGACCGACTACCAGTTAGAACCAACGAACGGAATCTTGGACGGACTCACAGTTCCATACACACGCATCCGTGCAGTCGGCGACTACCTCTTCCCAACCTTGAACGCAAACTACGGCTCGGAAGCATTGGTGCAATTGACCGCAGTTTACGGTTGGCCATCTGTGCCTGAGCCGATCACACAAGCGGTGATCATTCAGGCGTCAAGAATCTTCAAGCGTTACGATTCACCGCTCGGCGTTGCCGGCTTCGGAGACTTGGGTGCGATACGAGTGACACGCGCACTTG